TCCGACTTCCTTGATTTAACACCAAGAGATACATTCATTGGATGGACAAGAGAAAAGAAAACTCAAGGTTCAATGATTAATCATACTGCAATCGGTTCTACGATTGTGCCTTTACAACCACTAGGTTACAATTACGTTGGTGGTAAACTTCTTGCATTATTATGCCTGACTACAGACATACAAAAAATGTGGGAACAATCTTATGGTGATAAACTTGTCGGTGTGACAACAACATCATTGTATGGTAAAACAAAGGCAGGTGGATTATCTCAGTATGATAATTTAGATTACTGGCAACCTATGGGATTTACCGCAGGTTCAGTATCGTTTGAACCATCCAGAAAAACAAGAAAAGACATTGAACATTGGCTTCGCAAGAATCACACACGAAAATATTTTGAATGGTATGTGGCAACCAATGCTTCTGGTCAACCTTTCAAACGTGACCACAAGAATCGTTCATTGTCATTCACATATGCAAAGATGAATGTGCCCAAAGAAGTAATCAAAACAGACCACGCCCGTGGCATTTATTTCACTCCGTTATATGATAAGACTTGTGAGTTTCTCCGAGGCGATGATGACGGCAAAGGTATGACAAAGTTGTTTGATACGGATATTGGAAGCATAAGTAATCTATGGAAGATGAAACATGCAAAGCCAAGAATTAAACAACTTGTCAAAAAAGGCAAAGTTTCACATGAATCACTTTTTTATGACGATTTAATCTACCTGACTTGGGAAGAGGCAAAGAATAAATATTTGCCTCAGGTCGGTCGATAAGTCTGTTATAATATCAACATAATGCGGAGAGTCCGAGACAACCTATCCCAATAGGCAGTCAGGTTTAACTCCTGATATCCGCTCCATTCTGAAAACAAAAGTATTAGTGTTGCCTTTACGCAACATGCTGGTTGACTTTCTGGCCAAACCTGTTACAATACTCCTATAAATCGCAATAGGAAATCAAATGACTTTTACAGTTGAACAAAAAAATCTCTTGACCAAACTAATGGCAAGTGAGAATCTTACTGTTGAACATCAGAAAATTCACACCGCTAAATTTGACCCCGTTAATCGTGTTTTGTACTTGCCAATCTGGCAAGATATGACTGGTTTTATGTACGACCATTTAGGTGGACATGAAGTTGGCCACGCATTATATACACCCGCTGATGGTTGGCATGATGCCTCTATCGATAAAACAAAAGGTAAGAATTTCAAATCTTTTCTTAATGTTGTAGAAGATGCTCGCATTGAGAAAAAAGTAACCCGTAAGTTTCCTGGTTTGAAAACTTCTTTCAGAAAAGGTTTTCAGGAATTACTTGACCGTGATTTTTTTGGTATCAAATACCGAAATGTAAATGATTTGCCTTTTATTGAACGGTTGAACCTTTACACAAAATCACAGTATACGGCTGAGTACATTAAATTCACCACAGAAGAAATGGTCTATGTTACCAAAGTGCAAAATCTTGAAACATGGGAAGATGTTCTTGCTCTGACTGGTGAAATTTATGATTACTCCAAAGGTGAACAATTCGACAAGCAAATGGAAAAGCAAATGCGTGATTTCGAAATGTTCGGTGATGATTCTGATGGTGACTATGATGATTCTGATTCTGATTTCGAATATGATACGGAAGAAGATGAAGATGGTCAACCTGTAAAAGGTAAGAACAGTAAATCATCTGATGAAAAATCGGAAGATAAAAGTAAAAATACTGAAGGTTCATCCGGTGTTGATGATACTGAAACTGATGATTCTGATTCTGATTTCGAAAAAGAACCTGAATTAGACCGTTTCAAAAACTCGGCTGAATCTGACCGTGACCAGTTTTCACCTGAATGTCGCACCGATGATTCGTATCGTCAAAACGAAAATTCTTTGCTTGATGCAAAATGCAAACCTTACCTTTATGTAGACATTCCTACTGTAAATGTTAAGAATGTATTTACACCTGCAAAGCGTGTTCAAGAATTGTTGAATAACTATTATGCTGGACAAATTGTTGAAGGCAGTTTTGATAATGCCTATGTTCAGAAATTGGTAAGTGATTTCAAAAATAAGAATGACCGTTATGTTGGTCTACTTGCCAAAGAGTTTGAAATGCGTAAAGCTGCCAAGGCGTTTAGTAAATCTAAACTGTCTGATACTGGTGATATTGACATTAACAAACTTTGCAATTACAAGTTTGATGACAACATTTTCCGTAAAGTGATGTTGGTGCCAAAAGGCAAGTCTCACGGTTTGATTCTATTACTTGATTGTTCTGGTTCTATGTCTGATAACATGGCAGGTTCAATTGAACAGATTTTGGTTCTATCCATGTTCTGTCGCAAAGTGAATATTCCTTTCTCAGTATATGGTTTTACTGATTGTTCCGAAACGTATCAAATTGACCGTGGTCTGGATAAATTTGCAAATCGTAAAGTTAATGACCATTCATTCTCCCGAAAGGTGGGCGAATTGAGTTTCTCTAATGTTCAATTGCGTGAATACATCAATTCTAAAATGTCTAATGTTGAATTTACCAAGAGTTTGCGTAATTTGATTCTCTTAAAAGAGAGTTATGTTTACAATAGAGGTCAATACAACCGTGTTGGGCGTCCCGAAAGTGAAAATCTTTCTAATACACCTTTGATTCAAGCAGTATTTGCAGTTGGTTCAATTCTGAATAATTTCCGTACAACCAATAACCTTGACATAACAAGTTTAGTTATTGTCCATGACGGTGATGCAGATAATTCTTCCAATCACAATGTTGAAGTCGAACATAGAAACAATGAAGGTAGAACAATAAAATCTGTTTATGGATATGGTTTTGATATCCGTTCCACTAATGTTGTTATCCGTGACCGCAAAAACAAATTTGAATACGCTCTTTGTCCCGATAAGAACAAAGTCTATTCATATTATACCAATGAAGAATTGTTGCGTTCGGCTTTGGAATGGATCCGTGTTGTAGGTAAGACCAAAGTGTTTGGTTTCTTTATTCTTGCAACAAGAGCCAGTCATGCAAAAAATGCAATTCGTGGCCGTTACTATCTTGAGGATGGTAATTCAATTGAAGATTTGCGTAGAAGTGATATGAGCAAAGCATTTGATATGGAGAAAACTTTGATTAAAAAATTCAAAGATGAAAAGTTCCTAATTTCAAACACCAAAGGGTACGATTCTTTCTACCTGATTGCAGGTGGTTCTGATTTGCAAACCGAAGAGGAAGAACTTGAGATCACCGGTTCTGTTACATCACACAAACTTAAAACGGCATTTATGAAAATGGCGAAAAAGAAACAAGTGAATCGGGTATTAGTATCCAAATTCATTCAGGGAATGGCAGTTTGAACTGTTGTTTCTCGGCAACACGCTGGTTGACAAATAGGCCAGTTGTGTTATACTGTATGCATCTTGTGAATTAAAGAGGTTTTTTATTATGAATCGTGCTCAGAAAAAAGAAATGTTTATTAATGCTTTAGTACTAACTGGTAAAAACCAAGTTACTAAAACAGAAATTACACAAATCTGTGAAAAAATTGATATTTCTCATCCGTACTGGTTTACGAATGATGAGAAAAACAAAGTTACTAGAGGTATTTACAAAGTGCCAACGGGTGCGGTAGTTACTGCTAGTCCCGTAATTGAAATGGCTGCTCAAATATTACCCATGACCAAACCTGTAGATAAATCAGATAATCGTATTCAGAATGTCCAAACAGATTTGGAATCTTCTGACCTAGTTCCAAAATCATATAAGAATTATGTACCATTTGGCAACTTTGAAGATGTGCTTGCAATTATAAATGCACACCGTTTCTTCCCTGTTTTCATTACTGGCCATTCTGGTAATGGTAAAACAATGTCAATTGAACAGGCATGTGCCAAGGCTAAACGTAAATTCGTTTGCGTATCAATGACACCAGAAACCGATGAAAGTGATTTGCTTGGTAACTATGTACTGATTAATGGTAATATGGAATGGCGTGATGGTCCTGTGACCACTGCTGCTCGTCAAGGTGCCGTTTTGTGTATTGATGAAATTGATTATGGTGCTCAAAATCTTTCCTCATTGCAACGTGTGCTTGAAGGCAAACCTTTTATGTTGAAAAAGAAAGGTGAATTGATTTCACCTGCACCAGGTTTTACTGTATTCGCCACCGCTAATACAAAAGGTAAAGGTTCTGATGATGGTCGTTACATGTTTACTAATGTGCTTAACGAAGCCTTCTTGGAAAGATTCCGTACAACAATGGAACAAGAATTTCCTCCTGCTAAGATAGAGCGTAAGATTATCGGAAAAGAACTGACCTCGGTTGGTCGTACCGATGATGAATTTGCTGAAAAACTTGTTACATGGGCTGATGTGATTCGCAAAACATTTGCGGATGGCGGATGTGATGAAGTGATTTCTACTCGCCGCCTTGTCCACATTGTTGAGACATTCGGTATCTTTGGTGATAAGATGAAGGCAATTGGCCTTTGTTTGAACCGTTTTGATGATGACACTAAGGCATCATTCCTTGACCTGTATACCAAAGTTGATGCAGGCGCAAATACCGAAACAATTCTTGCCTCTACAATAACGGCAGAAGAAGTTCTTGAACCTGTAGAAGACATTCCTTTTTAATTAAGGCAATGGTGTGTTATTTGCCTTAAAAAGCATTGACACACCTTCTTTAATGTGTT